TTAATATTTCCAAAGGAGGTTCTGGATATACCTTTGGTTCTGTTGATTGGGAATCTGGTGGAGTTCCTACTGGTACAACTTTACCAATTTTTAATGTAATTGTCCCACCACAAGGTGGTCATGGTGCCGATATCTACAGAGAACTAGGTGCATATAATGTTCTGACATATTCTAGATTTGAAAATGATACTGAAAATCCAGATTTTATCACTGGTAACCAGTTTGCGTCTGTAGGACTTGTAGAAAATCCATACGCACAGGGTTCAAGTTCAAATCTTACACTTGATAAGGCTAGTGCTCTTTATGCCCTTAGATTGACTGGTACTGGTTATAGTTCAGTCACATTTACTCAGGATGCATATATCACCCAAACAGTTGGTCTTGGATCAACTGCTGTTGGTAGAGTTGTTTCATACGATCAAGTTACTGGTGTTCTGAAGTACTGGCAGGATAAGTCAACTGCAGGTTTTAGTACCAATGGTTCATTAAATCCTGATCCAACATATGGATTTAATATGAATAGATTTACCACCAATACTACTACTGGTGGTAGTTTTACGATTGTTGGAGGAAGTTCCAATTTAGGTATTGACACTGTTTTTACCGGCGTCTCAACCGTTCTAAATAGTCGTACATACTATCTTGGTCAAACCTTCACTAATGGTGTTTCACTACCAGAGTCTCAGAAATACTCTGGAAACATTATTTTCCTTGACAATAGACCTTCCGTAACAAGGTCTTCCTCACAGAAAGAAGATGTAAAGATTATCTTGCAGTTCTAAAGAATTATGCCACAGGAAACTAATCTCAACGTTGCTCCTTATTTTGATGATTTCGATCCTCAGAGTAACTATTATAAGGTATTGTTCAAACCTGGATATCCCGTTCAGGCGAGAGAACTCAATAATCTTCAATCTGTTCTTCAGAATCAAGTTGAAGATGTAGGTAATCACCTGTTTAAAGAAGGTGCTCAGGTAATTCCTGGTAACGTCACTTACAACTCAACATTTTACGCTATCCAGATTCAGGAAGAATTTCTTGGAATTCCTGTTGCATTATATCTTGATCAGTTGATTGGACAGAAGATTAGTGGTAGAGATTCTGGTGTAACCGCAAAAGTTATTAAATATATTACAAATAAAGAGTCGGATAGGGGAAATTATACATTATATGTTACATATTTTGATTCTGCAAGTACAGATGCTGCAACTGAGACTTTCTTTGATAATGAAGTCCTGGTAACAGAAGTCAATATTAACTATGCAACCACGTTCATCTCTGCCGGTGAAGGTTTTGCAAATACAATTTCAACAGATGCAGCTGCGAAGGGTTCAGCATTTACTCTGAATAATGGTGTGTACTTCTTAAGAGGTACTTTTGTTGATGTATACGATCAAATTTTGATTCTTGATCAATATTCAAACAAACCAAACTATAGAATTGGTCTGCAAGTAACAGAAAGTATTGTTTCTTCTGATGTAGATCCAACTCTTGCAGATAATGCTCAAGGGTTTAACAATTATAGTGCTCCAGGGGCCGATCGCTTTAAAATTAGTGCAATTCTCACAAAGAGACCCTTAGATGAATTTGAAGATATTAACTTTGTTCAGTTATCTGAAGTTATTGATGGTAAATTAAGATCAGATGTCAATAAAACTGAATATAATATTCTGGCCCAAGAACTTGCCAGAAGAACTTATGACGAATCTGGTAACTATTATATTAAAGAGTTTACTACCTCTTTAAGAGATAGTTTAAATGATGGTAAAGGAAATAGAGGTATTTACGAAGAGGGTCAAACAACTGCTCAGGGTAGTGTTCCTAATGAAAACCTCGCAATTTACAGAATTTCACCTGGTAAGGCATATGTGAAAGGTTTTGAGGTTGAGACCAGATCTACCACTCTTATTGATTGTCCAAAACCAAGAACTACACGTCTACTTCAAAATCAAGCCATTAACTTTGGTTTTGGACCTACCTTTGAAGTCGATACTGTCTTTGGATCTGCAACAATTGGCTTTAATACTTCAAATACTCTAAGTCTCAGAGATCAAAGAGTTCAAACCAATGGAACAGCTGGTGGTAAGGAAATTGGTGTTGCAAGAATCTATGATTTTGCCTTAGAATCGGGTTCTTATGACACTACTAATGCAAATTTGAATAAGTGGGACCTTTCACTGTTCGATGTTCAGACAAATACCGAACTTACGGTCAATGAGAACGTAACTCTTACCCTCCCAACCTTCATTCAAGGTGAATCTAGTGGTGCTTCTGCATTCCTTAGAAGTCCAGTAAGTGTAGGAGCTGCTGTTACTGCATATAATGTGAAAGGTAACTTCTTTATTGGAGAAAACCTGGTATTTAATGGTGTCAAGGATAATGACAGGTATGTAATTGATTCTAGATCATATGGTAACTCTGATATTCAGTCAGTTTATGGTATTGTTGGTGCAGCAAATACATTTACTGCCAATATTGTTCCAAAATCCAATTTTGTTATTGGAAATGCAACCTTGACTGCTGGTGATACCGCGACTGGTGTCTCAACTATTACAACTGCAGGAACATCCTTTATTGGTATTGCTACTGTTGGTAATCTAGTAAAATATACCACAATTTCCAGTTCAGTTCCTTCTCTTGGTAGAATTACTGAGAATAGTGGATCTGCTTTAAAAATTGTCGGTGTTGCTACAGTCACTGGTGTTGTTGAAGGTTCTGTTCCTTCTACACTTACTAGTGTAAATGATTTAGCAATTGTCAATAGTAAGATTCAAAGAAACTTTGGAAGTGGAAATGAATCCACTAATCAGTCTCTTTATAGTATTTTCCCCAAGAAAAATCTATCTTCTGTTGATCTTTCATCCTCCAATATTGTTATTAGAAAACAGTTCCAAACTTCAATTAGTGCTCAAGGAGAGACTCCAGCAATTGATGCAGGAACAAATGAAACCTTCTTACCATTTGATGAAGAAAGATACATTCTTATTCGTTCTAATGGAACCACCGAAGTTCTAACTTCTGATAAGGTTATTCTCACCAATGGTTCCACTACAATTCAAATTATTGGTCTTTCTGGTGCAGATACCGCAGGAACAATTCTGATCACGACTTTAAGAAAGAGTTCTGTTACGGCTAAGGTTAAGAGAAAATCAATATCAAATAGTCTTATTGTTGATAAGTCTAAACTTTCTGCATCTGGTACAAATACAGGTTTTGCGGGTACTAGTCTGAATGATGGTCTTACCTACGGCAACTACCCATTTGGAACCAGAGTTCAAGACTCTGTAATTTCATTGAATGTTCCTGATGTTGTCAAGATTCACGGTATTTTTGAATCTACCAATACTAGTCCTGCGGTATCACCAAGCATGGTTCTAGGGTCTCTTGATGGCCCTACAGCAACAACAAATGACCTCATTATAGGTGAGACCATTACTGGTACAATCAGTGGTGCAAAAGCTTTTTATCTGACTAGAAAGACTGATACAACTGTTGGTTTCATTTATTTGAATGATACTTCTTTTGAGAATAATGAGGTTGTTCAGTTCAGTCAATCTGGTGTAAGTGGAATTGTAGGTACGTTTGAAGCTGGATCCAGAAACATTACAGATCAATATACATTTGATAATGGTCAAAGAGAGACCATTTACGACTACTCCAGACTAATAAGGAAACCAGGTTTTAATTCACCTGTAAGGCAGTTGAGAGTTTATTACTCTAAGGCATTCTATGATTCTGCTGACACTGGTGACATCACCGTTGTCAATTCTTATAATTCTTTTGAATATAATGGAGAAATTAATGCACTTGATGGAGTTAGAAACACTGACATAGTTGATGCAAGACCAAGAGTAAAAGATTACTCTATCACTGTAAACTCTAGATCTCCACTTGAGTTCTACGGAAGAGATTTTGACGGTGGTGTGACTGGTCAACATAGTTCAAAAAATGTCATTGCATCAGATGAGTCAATAACACTTGATTATAATTATTATCTTGGAAGAGCTGATAGAGTTTATCTTTCTCCAGATGGTGGATTGAGTATTAAGTATGGTACTCCATCAGATGATCCAAAACTTCCTGATGAAGTTAGTGGTTCTTTGAACATTGCAAACATATTCATCCCAGCATATCTTTACACAACAGAAACTGCAAGAGTATCTGTTGTACAACATAAGAGATATCAGATGAGAGATATTTCTAAATTAGAGCAGAGAATTAAGAGTCTTGAGTACTATAGTTCTCTAAGTTTGATTGAAACTAATACACTAAATCTTTTTGTTCCTGACTCAAATGGTCTGAACAGATTTAAGAGTGGTATCTTTATCGATAACTTCTCTACTTTGAATCCTCAGGATACTACTATTGGTGTTAAAAATAGTGTTGATCTTAAGAACAGAGTTCTGAGACCATCTCATTATACGACTGCAATCAATCTGGAGGTTGCATCTACCGCAATTACAGGAATTGGAACTACAACTCAAGCAAATCAGGATTCTAGATTTGCTAAAATTGTTGCAGAAGGTGTTAAGAGAAAAGGACAAACAGTACTTCTTGATTATACAGACTCTTCTTGGTTAGTACAACCATTTGCTACTAGAACTGAAAGTGTAACTCCTTACCTGGTTCAATTCTGGAATGGTTCTATTTCTCTTGAGCCGGATGTTGACATCTGGATTGATGTCAATAGACTAGAAACTAGAGCTGTAGAAAATGAAGGTGCATTTGAGGCAATTGCTTCGGCACTTCAAGCAGAAGTCACCACTGCAGAAGATGGATCTAGACTTGGTGTCACCCCTGTTCAGTGGGACTCTTGGGAAACAGTTGGTGTCAATGTTGACATTGATACAGAAAGTACTGGACAACGCGGGCAACTGACTACGGAACAAATTAATCAGGCAGGAATTAATGCACCATGGGGTGCATCTGGTGAAGCAACTACAATTAGAAATACCACCTCTTTGGATCAACAGAGGGCAGGTTCACAATCAACTGTTACTGAAGTTATCAATAATGAAACTCTTGGTGATAGAGTTGTAAGTAGAGAACTAGTTCACTTCATCAGATCTCGTAATATAGAAATTACTGCAAAACGTTTGAAGCCATTTACTCAAGTTTATCCCTTCTTTGATGGTGTAGATGTTTCTAACTTCACCTTCAACAAATTGGTTGAAGTTGAGATGATTAGTGGAACATTTGTAGTAGGTGAGACTGTTAATGGTCAAATGGACGCAGCAAGTAATACTCAAGGTGTTCAAGCAGTAACCTTACCTTCAATTTCATTCAGAGTAGCAACTTCAAATCATAAGTACGGTCCATATAATGATCCATCTGACACTTATGTAGAGAGTCCATATGATAGGAACAATAATGTTCCTGCAACATATTCAGAAACATCTTCAATTTTGAATGTTGATACCTTTAGTCTTCAAAATGAAAATCAACCAGAATTTGAAGGTAGAGTTAGACCTGGTATGGTTCTTATTGGCGCTACTAGTGGTGCAACTGCACTAGTAAATTCTGTTAGATTGATTACAGATAGACTTGGTGTATTGATTGGATCATTTAGAGTTCCTGATGTATCTGACCTCAAGAACCCTGTATTTGAAACCGGTAGATCTACCTTCAAACTTACTAATGACCCAACTAATAGTCCTATTGAAGGATTTGCAACAACTGCTGGTGAAGAGATCT